ATTAGAGCCAGAAGAGCAAAAAAAGAAAAAATCTATTAACTAAGGAATATTTCTTAATTTATTAATTTATTAATTTATTAATTTTCTCAATTTATTTAAAATTGAAGCTTGTTCCACATCCACATTTTGATTCTATAGCTGGATTTTGAAAATCAAATCTGGAACCCATAATATCTTCTATATAATCTATTTTTGTACCTAATAAAAACATAAAACTTGAATTGCATAAATAAAGATTATTATTATCTAGTTTATAAACTTCATCTAATTTATTTGGTTTCTTATCTTCTTTTAAAATTTTAAATTTATATGAAAAGCCATTACATCCACCTCCTTTTAAATATAAAAATGCTGCTTGACCATTTTCTTTTTTTATTAAATTTTGTAAAACATTTTTTGCAGTTTGACTAATAGTGATCATTAAATTATATAATATATTATATTGAAAATATATTATATTGAAAATATATTATATTCAAAATATATTATATTCAAAATATATTATTAATAGAGGATATACTAAATATTAATTATTTCATATAATCCTTCTGACTCTTCTGGTTTTTCAAAATTTTTTCTATATAAATAAAGTGCTATTTTTGGTACAGGTTTATCTCTTTGTAGATTTCTATGCATTGATTCTTCTATATTTGTTGTTAAATGAATTAGTCTTATTGGTATATCTGCTTTTTGAGCTATTTCTATAAATATTTGTCGTTTTTTTTTGCTAGAATGGGTAGCATCTAAAATTATAGATTTATTTGGATAAGTTTCAATTGTATATTTAAAAATTTTTTTTAATGCACTTTCGGTTTTATGATCATCACCATGAATAATTATATAAGGATGATTTTTAAAAGTTTTTACAGCTAAAGTTGATTTACCGCTACCAGGATAACCCATCATTAATACAATCTCTCTATAATCAGGTATAGATATTACTTCTGGGGAGCTAGATTTTTTTGTAAAAGGAAACATTAGTTCTGGTGATATATATTTAATACCACAATTTATGGCAAATTGTTTATCACTATCAGCGTGGTCGCCTGGACGACCTAGAGCATCTCCAACATAAAATGAATCATCTTTATTTATTTTTGCTCGTTTATCAATATATAAATTATACATATATGGATTGGGTTTTTTAAAAGGTTTGTCAGTTTCAATAAATATGTTTACAGGTAATTTTAAATTAGTAAAAACATTAATTATTTGATTTATTTTGAAACCTTGAGTTTTAGATTGGTTAGTAAATATTACAATAGCATAACCTTTATTATAAATTTCTGTTAATATTTCTGGAATATTTGGTCTTAACCACATCCAATCATTTTCATCTTTGCTAAATGTTGACTTTGATTTAGGTTTAACTAAAGTGTGATCATAATCAAAACCAGCCATTTTACTACGATATGTAAAATTATTAAGTTTTATATTAAACATATGTTGGTTTGATTCAGTCATTATATAGTTTATATAGTTTATATAGTTAATATAAATAATATAAATAATATAAATAATTTAAATAATATAAATAATATAAATAATATAAATAATATAAATAATTTAAGTACTATTTTATAACAATTTTATTAAAAACAAAAAATAAAACTAAATAAAAAACATATAATAAATTATCTAATAATATATTAAATTATTATTATATAATTTTAATAATTGAAATATTTATGAATTTATTTCTGTTACATAAATATAAGAGCGTATAGGCGTATCTTTATTTTCTGGCATTGGTTCTGGATTTGTTCCACCAAATTGCCAAAACCAACAATTAAAATATCCATATAAAAATCTTTGCCACCAAGATGGATCAGTAAAAACATCTTTTATAAAATTAGAAATACGATAAGGTGTATCAAATTTATAATTACAATAACCCCAACTATTTTTATTTCTTATTAAAATCCATCTATAATCTTCAGTATAATCTCGTTTAATTATTATTTTTGATCTATCTGAATTATAAATAGAAGATATACTATCATTACTTAAATAACAACCATATCCATAATGTGATGCTATTAAATATACATTAAAATACCAAAATATATCTTTATGTTTTGAATATTCTAAATTAGTTGTCATATAGCTATTTAAGTAACGTCTACATTCACTATTTGGATCTATTAAATTTTTTACTTGTTTATAATATTTATTTATTATTTCATCTTTTTTATGATCTGATTGAGATAATGAGCAAAAATGTTCAACGGGTCCTATAGCAGTTATAGCATCAAATTTTTCATCTATACTAGTTAATATATCTTTATGTATATCTCCTAAAATTACTTGCATTCCATTTTTTTTACAAAAATTATATTGAGATTCACTAATAGTTAGTCCTATCCCTTCTACACCTTTATTTTTGCAATAGTGTAACCAATGTCCATTTCCACAACCAATATCTAATATTTTCATTCCAGGTTTTAATTTTAAATAATCAAAATATGTATCAAATTTTAATTTAAATGATTCTTCATTACTTAAATCCCAATTATTATTAAATAATCCTTCTGAATAATCAGTATCATTATTATTATTTATTGTTAAATCTTTGTTTAATGCTGTATCACAATAAATATTAAACCAGCTATAACAATTGTTAGTTACCTCTCCTTCATCTTTTGTAAAACCAATATATAATACGTACCAAGCTATTTCATGTAATATAAAAATTAATATAATTAATGGAATACTAAACCATAAATTATTAAAAAAATATTTTGATAAACTTAAACCTATAAATATTAATAAATACATAGCAATTGTGTTTCTTTGAATAAAATAAATTGGAAAATATTTTTTTACTATAGATAATAAAATCCAAAAAATTGCTAAAAATAAAGTAATATTGTAAATTATATTATTTTTTAAATTATAATTATTTTTTTTTACCATCTTTATATATAGTTATGATAAAAAATATTATATTATTAGCTGTAATATTTGTTTTAGTTGATGCTGGGTTTTTGTATTTAATGCGTAATAATTTTCAAACAATGGTAAATAAAATTCAAGGTTCACCTTTAAAAATGAAATTAATTCCTACTATAGCTTGTTATATTATTTTAGTTTCATCATTGTATTATTTTGTAATATATAAAAATGGTTCTTATTTAGATGCATTTTTATTAGGTTTCTTTATTTATGGTGTTTATGAAACAACTAATATGGCAATATTTAAAGATTGGTCTCCAAAGGTTGGTTTAATAGATTTATCTTGGGGTGGATTTTTATTTTTAATTAGTACTTATTTATATAAAAAAAGTGTAATACTTATCTGAATTTCTCTAGTAAAATGAATATAATTTATACTAATATAATTTATACTAATATAATTTATAATAATATAATGTTATTATAAATTATGTCAAAACATTTTTTAGATACAATAAAAAATATTTCTACTAATCAATATTATAGTTTGTTTTTTTCATTAATTGCGGCAACTTTAGCATGGTTAAAATTAGTATTTATAGTTGGACCAAAAAAAAATGACAAACCATATATTGGAAAATATCAAATATATGGACTTTTAATGGGATATTTAATTTCTATAATATATTGGATAAGATTGTTATTAGTAGTGGATCCATTAAACAATATTAAAGATTGATATTTATTTTATATAAAGTTTTATTCAAATATATATTTAATTAAATTTTTATTTTGTATTCAAAAAAAATGGTGTAATATATAACATAAGTGTTAATAATATAATATTTAAATTAACAGATAATTTTGAAAATAATAATGCAGATACATATGCAATAAAGATCATCCAACTATCTCCTATTATTGCTTTATATTTAGCTTCTTTTGCATATAATTTGAAAAAATCTAACATGGCATTAGTTTTTTTAGGTACATTGATAAAAAATAAGTAAAATAATATATCATGAATGATTTGTAACACTAAAAATATTCCAAAAAATATAAAAATATTAGATTTGATATTTAATAACAAAATTATAAATCTTGTTAATATAAATCCTAAAACTAATATTGTTACATCTGCCAATACTGCACCTAATTGATATTTTTTATACCAATCTCTCAAAATATTCCATGATCCATATTTATCTTTTGTGTAAAAAATAAAAAACATAATAAATAGATCAGAAAAATATGCTCCATTTAAAATATATAAATAATCGCTTACCTTATTAAAATTACTTAAATCGTACATTTATCTTTAAAATAACTTTAGATTTTTAATATAATTAATTTAATATATTATTTATATTATAAAATGTTTCATAATAAATTATTAATATTAAGATCTTTTATAAGAAATAAATATAATAAAGTTCTAATAAATCATTTTGAAAAACCGCAAAATGTTGGCTCATTTGATAAAACATTAAAAAATATTGGAACTGGTTTGGTTGGTGCTCCAGCATGTGGTGATGTAATGAAACTTCAAATAAAAGTTAATCCTTTAACAAATATAATAGAAGATGCTAAATTTAAAACATTTGGTTGTGGTTCTGCTATTGCTAGTTCGTCTTATGCAACAGAATATATTAAAAATATGAGTTTAGATGAAGCTAAAAAAGTTAATAATGCAACAATAGCAAAACACTTAAAATTACCACCAGTAAAATTGCATTGTTCAATGTTAGCAGAAGATGCTATAATAATGGCAATAAATGATTATAATAATAAAAAGTAAAAGCTTTCCAATTTTAAGAAAATTATAAATTATAAATTATAAATTAGTATATATAAACAATGATTACATGTAAAAATAAAAAATGTTTTACAAAAAATGTTACATTAAAAAAAAATGTACCATTAAAAAAAAATAATATTTTGAAATCATGTATAGCATTATTACAACCAGACAAATCTATAAAAAATAATAATGTAAATGGAATTGTTGAATTTATACAAAAATCAAAATATTTATTAATAAAATATAAAATAGAAAATTTAGAAGATGGACTACATGGATTTCATATTCATAAATGTGGTGATTTAACAAAAGGCTGCATCAGTGCATGTGAACATTTTAATCCATTTAATAAAAATCATGGATCCTTAAATTCTAATCATAGTCACGCAGGTGATTTAGGAAATATAAAAAGTTTTGAAAAATTATCAGAAGGAATTATAAAAACTAATAAAGTAAGTTTAATAAATGAAGAGACAAATATTATAGGAAGAATGATAATTGTACATAAAGATAAAGATGATTTAGGTAAAGGAAATAACGAAGAATCATTAAAAACAGGTAATGCAGGTGCAAGATTAGCTTGTGGTGTAATAGGAATTAAAAGTTAAAAGTTTAAAAGTTTAAAATTTAAAAAATTACAAAATAAATAATAAAAAAATATTATTTATTTTACATATACCTATGATCTCTCGAAGATTATTTAATTTTGTAAAGTCAAAAATCCCAAGAATATCTGATACAGAAATGATTGCTCTTAGAAGTGGTAATACATCATTAGATCGTTCAATTTTACAAGGTAAAATAGCATATCCTAAAAAACCATCTTGGCAAAACAAATTCTCTCAATATGAATTAAATAGATTGTTAAATAAATTTGATAATTCTATAATGTATCCAAATAATAATAATAATTATTGGATAGACTATTTAGCGAAAAATAAATATTTTAGTTTTTTAATCCATGAAGATTATGGTGGTATTAAACTAAGTGTAAATGAAATGTCTAACATTTTAACTAAAATAGCTAGTGTTGATCCGGCATTAGGTGTGGTTACAATGGTTCCTAACTCTTTAGGACCAGGAGAATTATTAACACATTATGGAACACAAGAGCAAAAAGATAAATATTTACCTGGATTAGCTGACGGAACATATATTCCTTGTTTTGGTTTAACAGGACCAAATAATGGTTCAGATGCTACTGGCAGTATTGACCAAGGAGAAGTATATGAAAAAAATGGAAAAATATTAATAGATTTAAAAATAAATAAACGCTATATTACCTTAGCACCTGTTTCTAATTTAATGGGTATAGCATTTAATTTAAACGATCCAAATAATTTATTAAAAAATGGAAAAAGTGGTATTAGTGTTGCTTTAGTTGAACGTGGTCATCCAGGTTTAATTCAAGAAACACATCATAATCCAATGAATGCTGGATTCCCCAATGGAACAATAAAAGGGCATTTTACTATTGAATTAAATGATATAATTGGCGGTGAAGATAATATAGGCAATGGATGGAAAATGTTGATGGAATGTTTATCTGCTGGACGTGGTGTAAGTTTACCTGCTACAGCAAATGCTAGTAGTAAAGTAGCAACATATGGTATATTGAATTATATTAAAGTAAGAGAACAATTTAAAATTCCGTTAGCAAAAATGGAGGCAATTCAAGAAAAAGTAAATTCTATGGTATTTAATACATGGATTATTCAATCTTCTATTGATTTAACAAATGACATATTAGATAATGGAAATTCACCAGCAGTATTAAGTGCTATTATGAAACAACAATGTACAGAACGTGGGAGAGATGTATTAAATCATGGCTTAGATATACATGGTGGAGCAGGTATTTGTTTAGGTTATAGCAATTTCTTAGAGAAATTTTATCGTGCTGCTCCAATAGGTATTACAGTTGAAGGTTCAAATACTTTAACTCGTTCTCTCATAATATTTGGACAAGGATTAAATAAATCACATCCATATATTTATCCACTATTGGAATCTGTATTAAATAATAATGAAAAAGAATTTTCTAAAAATTTTAATTTAATTTTTATTCATTCTCTCAAACTTTATTTTTCAACTTTCAATTTTTCTAATTTATTTTCAAATAAATCAAAAACTTTACAAAATCAAATAATAGATTTTGCAGCATTAACAAATTTTGTAGCTCTTAAAGGTGGTTCTTTAAAAGGTGAACAAATGATTTCAGGTGCTATGGCTGATATTTTCAGTAATTTATATATGGCCTTATCTGTAGATTATTATCATTTAAATTATGGTGCAAGTGCGAAATTAACAAATTATATTATAGATAAATTAATAAATAACAATAGATCTCTCATAAATAATGTGATTGATAATTTAGGCCCAGAGAGATATTTATTAAAACATTTAAAAAATCCAGTATTAAGTATAGAATACAAGAGAGAAAGAGAAATATTTAATGAAATTATGACTAATCCTCTTATAATGGATGAAATAAAAAAAAATATATATATTGGAAAAAATATATTAGAAGATATGGAGAGAATAAATAGTGGAGAAATATATGAAAAATCACCAGAATATTTTCATTTAAAAAATAAGATTATAAATGTAGATGAATATAAAAATATTTAATAAATATTAATAAATTCTCAATTTATTTGTAAAATATGAAAATATATTATTAATATAATTTATTATATTTTCAAAGTTTTTTATATATTTGCTTATTTTTTTTATATTTTCCAATAATTCATCATCAAATATATATATATTTTCATTTTCTATACTTTTAAAACAAGCGGTTACTGTATATTCATTATTGCTTATATTTTTATTATTACTTATATATTCATCATTACTTATATCTTCATTATTACTTGTATCTTCATTATTACTTATATCTTGAAGTTCATTAAAATCATTGTTAGTTTGTTTATTTTCTCTTAAAATTTTTTGTATTAATGTACTATAATTATATCTATTAAACATATTAATAAATATATTGAACATTATTTATTTATTTTATTTTTTTATAAAATTATTTAAAAATAAAATAATTATAATTTATAATATGTACAGAATAATTCCATTACGTATGTTGCGGAGAACAACCGGAGTAATGTTTGATGAAATGGTACCATCTGATATTCCAAAAATTAGCGGTATTGATCGCGTTATTCATGGTCCAAACTCTATTTCTCCTGGTCCAGTTGAAGATACTCCCGTTCCTGTTAAAAGACCTTGGTATATGCATCCTGGTCAAGATGATAATTTATTAGTTTTACAAGGAACACGATACATTGATATTTTTGATCCTAAAACTATTACTAAGGCTAGTTTTATTGTAACGCCTGAAAAAGTATATAAAAATGATAAATTATATTATGATGGACCTGCAATGGTTGTATGGCCTGCTGGTATTTTTCATCGTATTATTAGTGGTATTGAAGGCAGTATTAGTGTAAATTTTGCTACAAGAAATAAAAAATTTAATATTAAGGACAACTTTAATATATATCAATTATGTACTAATACAGGTGATTATCAAATTTTAAAAGAAGGACATGAAGACCAACCGGATTTAGCTTATAAATATCCTAATAAAGAATTAGAAGATTTATTCAAATTAGATTAAGTTTAAATATTGCTGCGTTAAATATTGCTGCGTTAAATATTGAAAATAAAATAAAATTACGTATAAAAAAAATAAAATAAAATTACGTATAAAAAGAAATAAATAAAAATTAGTTAAAAATTAAGAGAACATAATAGCTAATAAATCATTTTCATTGAAATTTTTTAAATGAGAATCTTTATAACAATTATTCAAATAATTAATTAAATTATCTTTAATTACCATATTATAAATATATTCGCAACTACGTAATGATAAATAAAAAATTAGATTATTTTTTGTCAAAAAATTGCCTATATTTTTTTCACTTATTTTATCTCGAACTATTTTTTTAAAGTTATGTAATGTATTAATGTTTGTTATACATGAAATACCATTTTTACTAACATAACATTCTTTAAATTCCATAAAATTATATATTTGTTTATATAATTTTATTTTTTATTTTTTATTTTTTAAATTTTATTATTATTATTATTATTATTATTATTATTATTATGTACTACAAGTTTCATTATATAGAAATGGACATTGTTCAATCAATTGTATATTTTCAAAACCATTTATAGTATTTACTGAACAATTATTTAACAATGTATTTTTGAATCTTTTATTAATTATTATTGCTAATTGACTATTTGTAAAATTATTTTGTTTGCATTTATTACAAATATATTTAAGATCATAATCCATAATTGGATCTAGCCAAATAAGTTGTGTAACATAAATACAAGAAAAGTTTAAATTAGGATCCATTAAACAATCATTATTTATATGCATAAAATTTGTTGTATTAAAATTTGTTGTATTAAAATTTGTTGTATTTATTTCATATGTAAAAGTATTGGTGAATATAAAAAAAAATATAAATTTTCTAAGTAATGTAATCATTAATCAAATATGTTAATTTTGTTTTAATTGGTTTTCGTAAAATTATTTCTTATATTTCCAAATATGAACATGATTCGGTATATAAATAATTTCTTCAAAATCATATAAAATATCATTAATAGTATTTAAATAATTAATTAAATATGGTTCACCTTTTAACATAATTTTCGGAGGATTTTTATTTTTGTAATTAGGTGCTATATCTACTATTACAAATTCTTCTTTTGCTATCATTAATGCGTTTTGAATAATTTTAATATGAGCATAATTAGGCATTTCATGAAAGGCAAACATACATGTTACAATATCTATTTTTTTAGAAGGTCTAAAATTCTCAGCATTTCCCAAATAAAATTTCGTATTCTTATTTGCTATTTTTGTATTTTTTTTGGCAACATTTAACATTTCTATTGAAGTATCTATACCAATTTGACCTGGTGGTGTTGATAAACCTACACCACAACACATATCTAGTATACTCTTATTATTATCTAAATAAGGTTGATATATTTCTTTTCTAATGTTTCTACCATTATATCTAATATTATCTATAATTTTTGTAGACGTATATGCTAAATTAGCATGTAATTTTCCTCCTATACCAATATTACCTAGACTATGCATATTAGGATTATAATAATATGGTGCATTTACATTCATAGTTAAAACAAAAAGCTCAATATAAAACATCGAAAATATATATTTTGTATCTTAATAAAATATATATTAATAATAAAATATTAAATATTCAATTTTAAATAATTATAGAATAAATTATGACTTTTTTATTTAATATTCCGCGACCATTAACAATAATGGCTATGAATAAATTAGCACAAGTAGATTATAATGTTGCTACAAAAGTAAGTGAAGATGTAGCAGAAACAGTTAAATGGGCATATAATCATGATCAAGCATGGTTAGCAAATTATGCTATTGATATTTTACAATATTTTGATAATTTAGGAAGTATTTTAATTAGTATTGTAGTTTGGATAGTTCATAATACAAAATAAGAATATAGACAATTAATTATTATTGATATATTAAATATTATCAAAACGCTTTATTAAACTTTGTGCGTCTAATCTATCTTTAGGGTCACTACATAGCATACTTTCTAAAATGACGTCTTTTATTTTTTTAGGAGTATGATACCAATTAAATCCATTATTTAAAATATATCTTTTATTTTCAAACATTTCATAAAATAAAATTCCACATGAATAAATATCTATTTTATTATCATAATTAACACTATTATTTGCTTCTGGTGCCATATATCTCTCTGTTCCTACGTGTGATGTTAATTCATTTTTTAATAATGGGTCATTAATTGTTTCTTGATTGTTCTTTATTTCATCTTTATTAGATTCATCTTTATTAGATTCATCTTTAAATAATGAATCCAAACTCTCGAGATTACTATAAGAGTGAACTTTATGTAAATTATAAAATTTTGATAAACCAAAATCTGTAATTTTTGCTACTTTTGAATTAGTTATAAGAATATTTGTAGGTTTAATATCTCGATGAATGAGAGAATATGGTCTTCTATTATGAATATATGCTAATCCTTGTAATATATCTCTCATAATTGTTTTTTTTTGACTTTTATTTAAATTATGTGCTTCAATATTTTCTAATAAATTTTTATTTGGAATATATTCCATAACAATAATAAGTGGTTCATCAATATAACCTAAAAATTGTACTATATTTGGATGATGTAATTTTGTCATTATTTCAAATTCTCTCAAAACTAATTCTTTCTCATTTTTACATATTTGTTCATTAATTACTTTTGCTACAACAAATGTTTCTCTCCATTTTGCCAAATAGACCTTAGCAAATGAACCTTCACCTAATAATCTTTGTTTAAATATTAATAATTCCCATGGAGCTATTTCCCAATCTCCAAATTTCTTATTTTTTAAATGATAAAATTGTTTTGGAACATTATCATGTAAACTAATATCTAAATCAGAAAAACTGATATTATAATTATGTGTATTTAAAAACATTTTTTAGTATTCTCTCTAATCATATTTTTATATTTTATTATTTTTAAACAATTTTAAAATAATGTTATTTTTTCAAAATTGTTTAAAAAAATTATAAAAAATAATTATAAAAATAAAATATTATATTTAATTATCGTAATAAACTATGACTAGTTCTGGTTCTTTACATCTTATTATGGGTCCTATGTTTTCTGGTAAAACAACAAAATTGATTGAATTATATTATGAAAAAGTAGAAGAAGTAGGAAAAGAAAAATGTTTGGCGTTTAATTATGCTTTAGATAAGCGTTATGGTGAAAATCAAATTATTTCACATGATGGAAAATCTATTGATTGTCATGCTATTTTAGATTTAGGAGAATTTATTAATGATTTAAAAACACATAAATTATTTATGAATGCTCAATATATATTCATTAATGAAGCCCAGTTTTTCTCTAATCTATTTTATTTAGTTGAATTTTGTAAAAATACTTTAAATAAACATCTTATATTATGTGGATTAGATTTAGATTTTAAAAGAAATAAATTTGGTGATTTATTAAGTTTACAAACTTATGCTAATAAAATTGATTTCTTAACTGGAAAATGTGATACAGATGGATGTACAAATCCTTCAAAATATAGTCATAGAGTTGAAAAATCCAATACTAAACAAGTATTGATTGGAACTAAAGAATATATACCATTATGTGTTGAATGTTATAATAAGCTCAATTAAAATGAGATTTAATTTTAATTTAATCAGCATAAATAATATTATTCTAAAAATCCATAATATTATTTTTTATTTTTTGGATATTTGATAAATTTATAATTTGAATGGTGTGCGAACATTATAATCTTTAAGTTCATTTCTAATTTGATTTATTTCTAAAGTTAAAGAAACATTAAAATTTTGGAAATCTACAAGCATGCCATTATGATATCTAAAGCGGAATTTTAATTTACTAATACGATCTAATGGTGGTTGATTATATGTAATACCTTCAATATAGCATTCTTTATTATTAATACTTTGATTAAAGTTGGATTTAATAATTGGAACTTTCGCAAAAAAAGAATTCATTATACCATTATTTGTGCTATTTATTTTATCATTAATAAATGGTTTAATTTCATCTCCGTTATTTAATTTTTCTAATTCAATATAAATATATTGATAATCATCTAAATCAAGTATTGATGGAGCTTCTAAAATATTATTACTATTACTAATCCAATCAACTGTAGATATATCTTGATGTTGAAATTTTGTTAGACCTGGTTCAGATGTATATGTTTTTTTATCAAAACCTAATAATGCTCCTAAACCCCATTTACTATGTTGCTCATATATATTATTGTAAGTATATACTTTAGAATTAATATTAATATTATTATTACACTTATCATATGTTATCTCTCCTGGAGAATGATTAAATATTAATTCAAAATTATTTGTTGTATTACCTATATATATTTTTTTATTTAAATCATTATATGTTACTTCAAAATTAGGAGAACTTGATTGACTATTTAAGGCGTTTTTTAAAGCATTTACTAGTTTGTTTACATCATAAAATCCATCTTCAATTGTGATTACATCTTTTGACGAAGAAACATCAACTAATAATTTATTATTTTGTAAATATTCGCTAATATTATAAAATATATTTGGACATTGTAATGTAACTAATCTAATAGATTCTACATTTGTATAATTTTGTGGACAAGATACTTCAAATTCAGATGAACTGGGCCATTTTAATATATTTCTATCATTACTATCAACAGATAATATTTTTCTATCTAAAGTAAAATTTTGTAATCTCTCTATTAACTGATGATTCATATTATTTAATAATATTATATATATTATTTTATAATATTATTGCTAATTAAATTTTGATATTATTATTTTAAAATTTGTCTTTTTAAGATATTTTAAATATATTAATATTATAAGTATTTAAATTATGGATAAGAATTTTGAAGATAAATTGAAAGAATTACGTGAAAGTTTTAAAAAACAAAGTGATAAAATAGAAAATATTAAAGCACTAAAAGATAGAAAAGGTATATATGGTTTTGGATTTAGTAATAATAAAAATTTAGATTTATTAAATTTATTAATTCTAGCTTGTTCCGGTATTGTTATTAAAATTTTTTTCTCGGATAATACATCTGGTTCTGGAGCAAATGGTCCAGCATCTACTACTATATGGGGTTATGGTTTAACTAGTATAGCATTATTAATTTTAATATTTATGTCTATTAATTTATCAAGATATATAAAGCCAGGACCAAATGATCCTAAAACATTTGAAGATGATGGAGAATCATTTTTACAAACAATTATTAAATTAATTATGACAGATGCTTTACCAATTATTGTTACATTTGCATTATTAATTTACATAATATATTTAAATTATACATATTATAAAATAATTAATCAAAACAAAGTTACAAATAGTTATCATACATATTCGTTATTTTCTTCAATTATTTTAATTTTACAAATTGGTTTAATATTTAAATATTTATATGGGTTATTAGAAGCTGCTAATGGTGGTAAATATAATTCTACTGATAGTTTATTAGTAAAAAACATAAGTTATATTTTAGTAACAATTAATTTTATATTTGTAATAATATTACACATATTGTTAAGTTATTTTTCAACCGATGGTTAGATTAGATTAGATTAGATTAGATTAGATTAGATTAGATTAGATTAGATTAGATTAGATTAGATTAGATTAGATTAGATTAGATTAGATTATAATTGAATATAATTATTAACTAATATTATTTTAAATGTTATTCCAATATTTTGTTTAGTTTCCCATAAACCAGATATTTTTAAAACTAAGAATATTTCATCATTTTTTATAGATAATTTATTAGAATAATTGTAAAAACATTTTGATTTTAATAAATTATTATTAACGTCATTATTTGAATATTTTATATTATTAAATTCAAATAATTCTTTTAATTTATATATTTTATTTTTTGTATTATTTAATTTATTTAAAATATTATTTTCTAATTGTGTTATATTATTTATAATTTCTTTATTTTTATTTTTATCAAAATATATTTTATCTTTATTCATATCTTCAATATTTAATTTAAATAAACCAAATACACCATTAAAACAAGCATTTTCATTTGAATATAATAATTTATAGAAAATACTTTGATTAATTATGCTATTTTTTATAGGATCACATACTATTATATTATTAAAGTCTATATTATATATATCTTCAGCGAACATTTTTAATTAAACTAAATAGATTACTTGTTATATGTTTAAACATTTTTTAAAACATTTGTTAATTAAAAATCAAGTTAAACACAAATTTTAAACTATACTAAATTAATAATACATATAATATGATAGAATGTTTTAATAATTATTTGGAAAATATTGATTCAAATGATATTAATAAAAAATATAATAATTTTATTAATAATATTTCTAATGATCTGATAAATATGCCTAATATTATATTATATGGACCACCTGCTAGTGGTAAATATAGTGATTCTTTAAAAATAGTTAGAAAATTTAGTAAAAGTGATTTAAAATATGAAAGAAAAATGATTATTAATTCGCAAAAAAATGAGCATATAATAAAAATAAGTGATATACATTATGAAATAAATTTGGAAAATTTAACATGTAATTCTAAATTGTTGTTTAATGATATATACAATAATATAATTGATTCTATTGCTATGTATAATAATAATCAAGGTATTATTATTATTAAAAATTTTCATATGATAAATAATGAATTATTGGAAATATTTTACAGTTATATGCAAAAAATTATTAACAAAACATTGATTTTAAAATTTATTATATTAACTGAAAATATTAGCTTCATACCAAATAATATTTTAGAATATTGTAAAATACTTTATTATAGTAAACTCAGTTTAACAAAATATATAAAATTAGCTAATAAAAATAACCGTAAATTATTTAGTAAATTATCTAATGAAAAAATGAATTTAATATATAATAATATTGATAATATTAATTTATTGAAAAATTTTGATTTAAATGAAAGTAATATTAATATTGTAAATTTGAAAGCAAATATATGTGATAAAATTGCTCTTTTTGTTATAAATAATGTTTATATTGATGTAATAAATTATAATTTTTTAAGAAATTTATTATATGATATTTTAATATATAATTTGAATATATATGAATGTGTATTTGAAATATTAGAAAAAATATATGAATATATTATTGAATATAATTCTATAAGTAATAATTCTATAAGTAATAATTCTATAAGTAATAATTCTATAAGTAATAATTCTATAAG